GCAGGACCTGCTAATTTTTTAAGGCTTCCTGCTAAAGCACCTGATGCACCACCTACTGCACCAAAAGCCGCACCACCTACAGCACCTGTGGTGTTAAGCTTTCCTTTTATTTGATCTAAGTCTTTTTGTAGTTTTTTAGTATCGGCTCTAATTTGAATTACTAGTTCATCTATAGGTTTACTCATCAGGATATAACTCCATTAATTCGCTAAGACGATCACTGGTCATAGGCTTTTCTTTATCTTCTGAACCACCATTAAATTCTTTGAATCCATCTATAGCCATATAGACTTCTTTTGGGCTAGATTGCCAAAAATCGTTAGGAGACATACCCATCATGCCAACACAAATTGAAAAAAAGCGTTTGATGGGTAGGGAATCACTAGTTAATCCCCCTGTTTTTGCTTTCCCTCGTCTGCTTCTTCCTCTGAATCATCAGTTAGAGATTGTGCAATCAAGTTAGCAACTGCGGCTGTTGCTTGTACTATTCCTGCATTTTGTACTATTTTAACTACATCTTTTCTTTGAAAATCATTACCACCACCTCTTAGGGCAGGTAGTAACACATTTATGACTTCAGACATTCTTATATCTGCTTCTGCCATTCTTGTAGCTAATTTTATTATTCCACAATCACACGAATCTTCTATTTGAATTATCGCGTCTATAGTAAGTCTAGTTTTATAATCCTTACCTGCTAAATTTATAGTGGTTTCACCCTTTAGTTTGTTTGCCATCTGACTTCTTCTCCTTTTTAGGTTTACTTGCTTCTGCAAGATTTATTCTTAATAAATTATCTCTAGTATCTAATCTTGATGCTAAAACTTTTCTTTCTTTACCATCAACATTAATAGTTTCACCAACTTCAATGACGTTTTTTATAAGTAATTCGCCTTTATATAAAGCTCCTCTTATAAACTCATCACCAACTTTTACTTTTACTTCTTTAAGCATTATGCAAATGTAATGTAACCTGCTGACTCAAAAGACATTGAGTAAGTAGCTTCACCATTATATTCACCTGCATATTCCAAAGATGTAATTTGGAATTTTCCTGTATAAGCACCCAAGTCTGGTATTGTAAATTCAAATGTTTCAAAAGCAGGGGTTTGTCCTGTTGTTCCATCTGTAGTATTTTGCTGTGCTTGAAATGCCGCCCTTACTGCAACTTCACCTGCATCATCTGTGAATACGCCTGAACCACTAATAGAAATACTATTTACACCTGCACCTGCTAAAAGTGTTCTAGTGCCTTTACTATCTTTATTAGTAATATCTACTGATTCGTCATTTAATGTAATTGATGTTGATCTCATGCCGCCAATAGTAGTTTGACTACCACTGACATTCATTTTAACCACTACATCTAAACCTTTTTGTGCCGCCATTTTTATCTCCTATTTATAAAATTAGTTAGTTCCTAATATTATTGCTCGGAATCGCATGACTCCATGTCTAGTAACACCGTCTGGGTCTCTTAGTATATCACTATATTCAAATCTTAGGTTCACTAAGTTAAATCCAGTGACTGTTAAGTTACTATCATGCAATAAATCGTGAATTCTGTCCATTATTTGTTTTGTTTCTTTAGCACCTTTGTATTGTGACCATATGTGAATATTTATAGTAGTTTCACCACCATTTTCATTTTTTGTACCATAATCTATAGATGTTTCTTCACCTAATGATACAAAAGGGTAACTAGCACCCTCTGTAACCTCGTCATAGACACCTGCACCTAAAGTTGATGTAATTGTATTATCACTAGATAAAGTGCTGTATATGGTTGTTTGTAATGCAAATTGACCAATACTCATTTCAATATGCCTTTTTTAAATAATGCTTCTATTTTTCTTTTATTTTTTTGTAATGCAGGTTGCATAAAAGGTCTTTCAGTCATATTAGTAGTGCCAAACTCTAAATGCTTTGAATATGGTGCAGATGATATTACTTGACCTACCACACTGCCATTTTGTTTTACATCTACTTTCATTGTTATATTACTTATTAAAAATCCTGTATCACTTGCAGGTGGTTGATTAGGTGCAGATGCTATATGTGTTCTTCTTGGTTCGTATTTTTGATAGGTTATACCTGTGCCACCACCTCTTATACTTTTTATAGCAGTATTCATTACTTGACCAGTTCCACGAGTTATATATTCCTTAACTTTGTTTTCATTAAGTTTTTTATTTAACTTTTTGTTAAATTCTTCTAGATTTTTGATTTTAAAATCAATACTCACGTTGCTATCCCTTCTTCACAAAGAAGTTTAAGGAATCTATCCCTTTCATCAACATTGATAATAGCCCTAATATTAAATAACTTACTATCAAAACTAATCCTAGAACCGTTAGTAATATCAGTCCTATAACGCACTGTAATCTCGTGTGACACGCTTCCAACCAGTTTACCTTGTGCATATACCTCTTTCCCACTTTTAGGCTTTATATCAGCGTACACAGAAGCAATAGTTGACCAACCTGAACTTATACCACCACCACTATCTCTAGTAGTACCTTGTCCTTGGAGGGTAATTTGGTGTCTAAGTTGACCTACTTGGCTCATTATCCTAATGACATGAGTTTAGAACTACCCATACCACTGTAAACTACATATGGAGCAAGAAGCTTTGTTGCAGTAGCAGGTAGTGAAGTTTTACCTTCATACATATCACCTCTGTGTTCATACAAATATGTGAGAACTTGATAGATCGCAAATTTAATTGGTTCAGGCACAGCACTAGCTGATGAATAACCAGTAATATATTTAACTTCTATAGCATTAGCTACTCTTAAAGCTGTAGGAAAGGTTTCTCCTGTTCGTAAAACTACCCTTGCAGGTTGTCTAGCGTTATCTACATAGTAATTATTTGCACTAAAGGTAGTTGCAGTATCATTATCGTCATAAGTCTTTATATGGCTTACAGATACCACAGGTGGCATAGGTAATTCTATATAGTTCTTGTAGTAATTAATATATGGACCGGTACGGATACCTTCCCATAAACCATCTTCTACATCTTCTAATGCATCTAAAAACAATTCATAAGTTTGAGTCATGAAAGCACGTTGCGTATGTTCTTCACATAGCTTTCTTGCTGTTGAGATCAATGATGTTATTAAAGCATCATCCCCTGAACTATCTACTCTTAAATATGACTTTGCTTCTGCAAGGGTTATAGGTTCTGATGCAGGTGCTGTATGTAAAACTAGACCTGCCATTTACCACTCCTAATTAGCTTTTTTCTTGTCTGCCTTTGCTTCTTCAACTATTGGTTGTTCGCCTTTTATAGAATCATCACCTTGTGCTTCTTGTAGCTTCTGTACTAATACTCTAATAGTGTGTTGTGCGTTAGCTAGTTCTTGTTGTGCTGTGTTATATAGCGATTCGTAGTTTAAGTCTTCTGACATATTATTCTCCTAAAAAAATATTTTTTCTATTATCAGCCCAAACATTGAAGCAATAATTAAGCCATATAAACCATAGATAAGATTTTCTAGTTTATCAAATCTCTTTGAACCACTATCCATTCTTTTTTCTATGTTTTCATATCTAATAGCACATTCTCTTTCATGTGCTTCTAGTTTGCTTATAGTATCACTTGTTATTTTGACTGCCATTTATCTATTCTAAGCCATTAATTCTTCACATACAATCAAAAGAATTACTAAGATTTTTTCTTAGTAGTAGTTTTCTTTTTAGTTGTCTTTTTTGGTGCTTCTCCACCTTCCCATGCTTCATTAACATTAGGAGTTGATGGGTCATCAGCTTTTAATTGACCTTTTGTGTTTCTTGCTCTTTTTGGTTTAACTTCAGCTTCAACTTCAACAGTTTCTTCTACTGCATCAACTTTAACTTCTAAAGCCCATCCATTTTCTACAAATGTTCCCATAATTTCTTCTTGCCATTTGCCTTTAGAGATCACAATGTCATCTGCTTTGTGTAAAACCATATCTGCAGAGTTTTCTTCTGCTATAGCAGGTTTTGGAACTAATATTTTATATTTTCTTGCCATTATTATTACCTTTAAAAAAAAGGGGGTTATTACACCCCCTAAAGATTGCTCAATTAAGCGTTATGAATCACGTTTGAGACAGGTGCTGATCTTGGTCTGCTTTTAACAACCAATCCACTAATAGGTGTTCCATTAGTGTGAGTGCCTGTTTTAGCAAGAACAAGTCTTACATATCTCTTTCCGCCAACATAACCAACTTG